ATGCACCAAAGGATGATGAGTCGTTAAGTGAATATATTCACAGATTGGTTATTCCAGATACCTTACCTAAGTGGATATTTACTCTAGGATTCAATTTCTTTTGTGATGAGAATTAGATAGCTGATATGTTCATTAGAATGTTGGATAGAATTCATCGAGTTTAATAGTTAGGAAACTTCGGATATGTTAGGGGAATTGTTTTCAGGTAGAATGTAGAAAATTAAAGACGTCAACCTGAATAAGTTTTCTTTTTCGATGATAGAGATTTTGAAAATGTAGGGGCAAACGGTGATTACACGTATAATGAATATCATCATAAAACAAATCCTGATAATTATGACATCATGAAAACTAATCCGAAGATCCTTAAAGAAATAACTTTCTATCATCCGATAACTAAGGAAAAATTGGGTGAGTTATCAGGAAAATAAATACTGGATACTTACGGTCCATATTGCACTTGTAAGAAAAATGGGGCAAAACGAAGAGTTACAGAGAAAACACCAAACTTAGATGAATAGTTATGTTTTGCCACTTACGCTGCTTGTCCTTTAAATGCTATTGGAGCTATTGTTTAGAGATAAGCAGCCACTTTCTTATTACCGGATCCTTCTTATGTAAATAGATTCCGTACTTGGTATGAAAAATAGGGTATGGCAAGAAGCTTTCGTAAAGCGTTCTATAAGCTAGATCATACACAATACACTTTTGATAAATATATTGAAAAGATGGCTGATGTAGATAAGAAGAAAGCTGAAAGATATTAGAAAGGTAGAATATCCTCGATTTTGACTGGGGCGATAGATTATTTAATGGGGTGTTTTCCTAAGACAGGTGAGTGGTTTGTTAAGAGACGGGATACTGATATTAAAAACTATAGTAATAGATCCCGGAATATCTGTAACCCTTCTGATGAATTGTTAGGTGTATGTAATCACATTAATTATATAGGTTTAGCAATGTTGAAGAAAGTTTGTCCAGAATATACTTCTTATCTAAATAATGATGAATTACAAGAGAAAATATATACAGCCTGGCAAGAGATATCTAGATATGGGGAACCATGTGCCATTTCCACTGATTTTTCCTCTCACGATTCCAATTAACATTCAGAATTTCTAGATATAGTAGATAATAACATATGGAAAACATTATTACCGCATATCTATGACAAACTATAGTTACCTTCCACACTTTATAGCCAGACTCTTAAGGGCTTAACCAAGCTGGATACTACTTTGACATATAAGATGATCATTAGGAAGAAGATGAAGAAAATTTTTAGGGCCAAAATTTTTGGAACTGTAACGTCAGGACATCCGACCAGAACTACCTTTGGGAATACCTTAAGAGTTATAATGTACTACAAATTCATATTTTAGGAGTTGAACATTAAACACTTCAGGATGTTTGTTGGTGGAGACGATTTCTATTGTATACTGACCAAAGAAGATTCTCAAATATTATAGAACAATATAGGATCTTATTTCTCCACAGTCTAAACAGGTATGTTAGGCTTAGGACAATGTGTAAGGAAGGTGAATATCCTAGGAAATAAAGTTGATTTTTTGTCAAAAATTGGAGTTATACACCCATCTAAATGTTTTATATTTAGACAATTCCCCAGAATAGCCTATCTACAATAATATTCTTCATCATCTGTGAAGAATCTGTAGATGTTAGCCAAAGCTTTATCTTCTTCTTTATTTTGCTCTGGATATGATTTTACTTATGTGAAGAAGATGTGTAAGAATCTTGGGGATTTACACTAAAACATGGCTTTAGCTAAATAATATACTTTCATTGCACAATTTTTAAACGTAAGTTTAGCGACAATGATGCATAGAAGTAGTAATATTATATCTGCATAACTATATAAAGGTGCAGATTTTGATTTAATTGACGTCACGGATAAATTTGGAGATATGGCGGACAAGGATAAGTATTAAATCATCGGGTAAATTAATGATGCTACAAATAATAGGTTTGACTGGTTAAAGTAAAGCACTTACAAACCGGTAGAAGCAGGTGGAGGAAAGAATATTGTAGCAAGAAGAACTAACTTAAATGAGGTTTAAGTTGGAGCATCTTGTTTTTCTTAAAGTCT